TCACGATTCCTTCCGACTACTCTTGCGAAAGAGCCCTTTCAAACACTCGACACCGATCCTGATCTTCGTTTCCTTCGGTTTTTGTCTTCGATCCGCAAAGGGATTGAAGTCGTTCGGCATGAACGGCTGTTTGTGTTTCTTGACGTTGCGATGCGGATTGGCGCCGATGGCCGCCAGGAGTGCCGTTCGTTCCCATTCGGCCTTTTGACGCCCCTTGGCCATGACGATCAACTCAGCGAGGGTTCTTGGCCCAGGATCGATCCCGATGATTCCGGCGAGCTCGAAACAGAGCCAATACCACTGGTCGGCCGTGGTTCTAGCAGTTTTTCCAGTTCCGGCTCCAGGATCGCATCGATCGCAATGTCCAGATCGCCCGACGCCAGTCTCGCCGCAATCAGTGCCTTGGCCTTCTCGGCAAACGTCTGGCTCTTTTCCAGCACCTTTCGGAGCATCGTCCGCCGGGCCAGGGGGAAAAAATCGATCGTTTCCTCCAAAATGCAATCCAACACCTTTTCCAGTACATCGCCGCCCATCGCGCGGCCGAAATCCTCATCGCTGACGTTCTTCTCGTCGCACTGCGGCTTGCAGATCGCGTAGGCGATGTCACAGACGAGTGGCGGGTACTCGACAGCTCTTTTCAGGAGGTCGCTGTCTGGTTCCACCAAAGAGAGTACATTGACCTTGAGCGGCTCGCCCATGTAGTCGAACGACGCTTTCATGACCCGTTTGACGGCATTCACGTCGATCGTGATGGCCCATTCTCGGCCGGTCGTGTCGCGAAAGGTTTTCATCGCAATGGCTCCAGTTTTCAAAGGCCAGCTTTCGGCTTGATGTTTTGTCCTCTGGTATGCCATGACAACGATGGACAGTTAAAATGGCTGCTCGAAGTCCATGGATTATGTTCCGGAGGTCCCAGAGTTCCATGTTGGATAACGAGTTAGGTACGTGGGTTTGACGGAAAACTTTATGGTAACGCCGTCGTCAAGTTTTTGCTCGTCATCCATCTCCATGATCTCGAAATCGGCGTCGAGTCCTGCGCCATTGAGCTTGTCGGCAATCAGAAATGCCAGCGGCGTATCTGTGACAAATGCATTGATCATTGCTTGGAGGTGGGCGTCAGCGGAATCCGAAGTAAACTCGATATCGAACTCCGCTTCCTTCAATGCCCCTTTGACGAGCGCCCACCGAGACGCTCGGCTGCTGATCTTCGCCTCGCCTTTTTTCATCTTGAGCGTTACGTCCTTGCAGGTGGTGACTTCGGTGGTGGCAGTCTGGCCTGCTGTGCCGCGATAGAGTTTGGCGTCGAGGGATAAATTGATAGGCATCGCCAGAATCCTTTCTTCTGTTCATTACATTACGGAATTGGCCCAAAGCGATGGCAACATTGAGCGATTCTCCTCCAACGCTGGTCCCATGTACGGGCGAGCCGCAATCGACGTTGGGCCGATCGTCAGCGGACCATAAAGCAACTCTTGAAGCTGATTGGCCCGATCAGCCTGAGCCTGCGTGCGTAGCTTCGTGTAGGTGACCATCGCCCCAAACCGGTTCTTCTTGGTCGTTCGACTGGTCGGTCCTTCAATGCGAATCTCTCCGCCGTCGCCCACCTTACGGATCCGCCGCAATGGATTCTTATGTCCCGGCGCCGTTCCGCCGAGTTCCAAAACCCTTGGTACAATGGCCGCCCCACGAAACGGCGTAGGCCCGACCACCAAGGACGTCGTTCGATCGTCGTAGGCGAAGAAGATCAGTTCCCGCAAAGGCGAGTCCTTGCCGCCCTTCCTCGACTCGTGGGCATGCGGCGGGTTTCCTGGTTTCGATGGGCTCTTGGCATAGCGAATGCTCCGTTTGGCCGAGCGGCGGATGAATGCGCCGGCCTTTGCGAGCACGCGAGCATTGGCGCGGCCGACGGCATCTATCACCGCCTGGCGATCGAAGAACGTTTTGGTAACCCGTGCCATATCCATCGTTAGCGCACCATCCGATATGTAAAAGCCAGCAGACTGGTAAACTGATTGTGTTCCTTAAGGTGTCTTGGGTCGTAGATTGGCTTGTTCTCCGTCTTGATCCAATGGGCTTCCTCGCATCCGGTCAATGGCTTGTGACGAAACAGGTCGTCGATCTCTTCGACCAGTCGCATCAAGGCATCAATGGCCGAATTATCCAAACCGGTTCCATCTTGTTTCGCGACCCGCTTCTGAACGGCCACGTGGATCTTGTACTCCGCGCGGTCCCGACTTCGATCCGCAATCTCCTCGTCTAATTCTGCAGGCACCACCGAGACGTGCAGCGTATCCATCTCCGTAAGGTCGAACTCCGGCAGATAATACCGCTCGGCAGTAAAGGACTGACTAAACGAGGCAGCATTGAGCGATTGGACCACGGCATCGGCGACTTTCAAAACGGTTGCGTTCATGATTCATCGATCGATCCATAGAATTCCAAAGTTGCCGGCAAAGGCCGTTGCGTATTGCACCGAGGCCACGGTCGGTAAGTCGTAATAGAACCGTGTCGTTCCAAATTGGATATAATTGTCCGCGTTCGGGTTGTAAGTGGGCGTTTTTCCAGAAATGGCCATCGCCGTGCTCGTGTTGACGATGTTGCCACCATTGATCGTCAGCGTCCCGCCGTTGCTGATGGCTGCCGACGAATTGCCGCTTCCGCCTGTAATGTTGCCATTGATGGTTGTCACGTTGTTGGTGAGTGCCTGAATCGTCACAGAGCCATCCAAGGCGGGGCCGGTCACATTGCCGTTGACTGTGAGCGAAATGGTGCCATTGAGATAAATGCCGTACTGCAAAGAACTCGTGGAGCCGGAAATGTTGCCATTGATCGTGATGGTTCCCGAGGTGCTGCTGCAATAGACCGCCGTGCCGCCGCCGGATGGAATGTTGCCCGTAACGGTCAGGTTGCCCGTGAAACTCTTATTGACGCCATTGGCAGTTGTGGAGCCTGAGACGTTTCCGACGATGGTGACCGGCCCACTGCTCGTGATGGAGACGCCGTGCGTGGTGCTTGCGGTGCCGGCGGATACAGAACCGTTGATTACGACGGCTCCAGTGCCGGTGTGTTTCAGGCCGATGGCGCCGCTCGACGAACCACCGGATAATCCGCCGCTGCAATTGACCGTCACGGTGTTCGTCGTTCCGGAGACGACAAGGAAGGCTGACGTGCCAGCGGCGATCGTTGTTGCATTGATCGTGCGCGACGTAGACGTCGGATCAATGGTCAAAGAACCTGCCGTCGCCGTGCCCGTGCCATCTTTGGCATTGAGTGCCGCCAGGGTGCCCGAAGTCGGAATCGTCACTACGTCCATGACGACGGTTTTACCGGCCAGACGGACTTCATCGCCGTCGCCAGGCACAATGCCGCCAGTCCACGTGGACGTGGCCGACCAGTTCCCACTTTGTGCAGCCGTAATCGTCGCCATCAAAGCACCTTCCGAATTCCGTTGATGCTGCCGATTAAGGTGACGATTTCGGCATAGAGCGTAGCGATCTGTGCGTCAAGCGACGCAAGATCAGCCGGCAGGTTGGCCAAGTCTGGCAGGTATTCGGTCGCCGTTTGACCGGTAGCCGTCCAGCTTTCGCTATCCGTGCCGGCGTTTTCGACCTTCGCCGATGCCAAAACCATTTGCACACTCGTGACAAGTCTTCCGTTGACGATCGCCGTCTGTAAGACAATCTGCGGCGCATACAGGGCGTTCGGTTCCACCGGATTCTTTTGGATGGGCAATGGCATTTGTTGATCCTCCTCCCGAAATCACCACACGGACGCGAACACGCCGGCGACATTGCTGCCCCCGGCGATCCGTTTGATCTGCAGAGCCTGATTGGCAATCCTCACTTGGTCGTAATTCAGCGAGCATGCGGCGGGCAGATAGTGCCACGTTGTTCCGCCATCAAACGAGAAGAATCCTGGCACAGTACCGGAATTGAAGATACGGAGATGGTAATATGTGCGACTCGCATCTGCCGCGATCAATTCCACCGCATTATCGTCCGTGGTTGCCTTGGCCGTAGTTCCGCTGCTCGCCTGATTGGCCGAGGCCTCGGCTGCTGCCACAGTTGCAAGAAGTGACGCAACGGAGTTCTCGCCGCTCAACAGTCTCGTAGCAATGGCAGCAAGGTTGCCATCCTCTCGTGCAGGGCTCGCGGGGATTGTCGATAACGCTGCCACGACATCGGCAAGCGTCTTGGTTGTCGCTCCGGTCCCGGCGATCCCGTTGACGATGGCGGTGACATCCACCTGGGCCATATCGACCTTGAGTTCAGCGTCGCCAACCTTCACTAGGAGGGCGCCGCTCTCATCATCGACTTCTACATCGGCCGATTGCAGCCAGCGGCGGGTCATGGGCTTACATCCTCACTAATCAACTTGGTGTGGATTCTGTACGTGCGACGATACAGATCGCTGTACCGCCAGGGTGGATCTTTGCCCGGTGCCGTCACCTCGTAAACAAAGGCAACGCCGTCCTGCATCTCTTGGATCCGATCTCCTCGCTCCGGCATCACTCGTCGGTCGCCCAGAAGCAATTCTTCGACTGGCACCAGGAAATCCCGGGAGTGATAACGCTCGAGCACCCCATAGTCATCAGCCACTTCGAACGTCGTTCGGCCGATTGTTGCGGAGACGGGCACCGACAATGCACCGCGGTGGTACAAGACCGTCGTGGCCGCATACTGTCGTTGCATGCGGGCAAGCCAGGCTGCGGCAGTATCCAAGAGGTCCGCCATCGGTTTCTGTCCTCGTCTTTCCGGGGCCGCACTACTGACTCAGTCGCACGCGAACGGTCGTATCGGCGTCGGCTGCGGCCTTGACGGTCTTGCCCAACAGCTTGTTGGTCGCCGTCTCGTCGTCCGTCGTTGCCTTCTTGTCGGTCGCATCCCAATAGGTTTTGGCACCGGCGGCGATGGCAGTCCCTGTCCCAGCCGCTTTTGGAAAATCGAAGATACCCGCCACGGCCAACGACCCAGGCGTGTTGGCGACGATCGGTGTTCGGGCGACGCCAACAAGATCCCCTTGCACAATCACATCGCCGGCAGCAACATCAGAACTCGGCCTGTAGTCGATGGCGTTGCCATCATGAGCAAAAACTGCAAGTGCCATTTCAAGACCTCCTACTGATTAAACGAAATCGAATCGAACCTCCAATCCCTTTCACCCTATGCCTCGCCTTTCAGCTTCACACCTGCGCGCGTTTCTTGGCGGGCGACGCCAAAATCATGAAAACCGCGGAGTTGGATCCCAAGCACGGAGAAGTCGGCTTCGGAGGTCTCGATCGTCGGAGCCTCCTGGCCGTTGAGGAACGCCACCTCGATCATCGGCACGTCGCCCGGATCGGCGAGTAAGTACCACGCCTTGCTCGAGTTGCCTTTGTAATGGGTGTTGCTCAAGTACCGGCTCACCTCGGTACGGAACTTGCCCTGATGCGGGTTGGCGACCGGATACTTGATGTTTGTCGTGGTGTCCCGGAGTTCAACCGACTTGAACAGTTGCGTAGCCATTGCACTCAAGGCGGTCGGCACGAGCAAGATCGCGGGCACGATGCCGGTCGGCTTGCCGTCACCATCCGTGAGATCCATGAAGGTGACTTCCGCCTTCGTAAGGCCGTCGATTCCCAGTGCGGTATCAGCGCCGCTCAAGTAGTTGCTATTCTGAGCTGTGAAGAAAGTCTCGTTGTCGAGGAACGTGGCCCAGAAGACGTCGTTGATCTTCAAACCCGAGCCGCGGCCGAGTTTGCGAGGCACTGTGGTGATCGCGCCGAGATCATCATTGATGATGTCACGACGGTCGATCGACAGGAGCAAACCATAGGTATCGGCCCTATTCGTGAAAATCTCGTTACCCAGCGTGGCATGTTTCAGCTCTCCGCCGGGAGGGACCTGTTCGTACTGGTCGTTACCCACAAGGCGATACGAGGTAACCGTCTTGAAATCGGAAACATTTCGCACGCTGCAGACACTCCGCCACGTCCGCTCGACCGCGAAAAAACCTTCCAACAAAAACTTATTGGCGACGTTCGAGAGGATGCCGCCGATGTCGATCGTCGAGAAACCTGCTTCCAGCTCCGGCTTGAAAGCGAACCGGAGGATCGAGCGACTCTCGCGGAAGTTGTGACCGGTGTATCCATTGGCCCACGCCGCCTCCAACAACAACTCTTGCAGACCAATGCCGCCACGAAAACGTTTTTGCGCCGCTTCCAACGTTTGCTCTGCGTAGAGATTCTCGATGCCTTCCAACTTCGCCGTCAGCATGCACGCCGCTTCCAACAGCGTCCCATTGACGACGTTCGTATGAACGTGGACCGCCGGGGCCGCTGGTCGACTGCGCCGCAGCACTTCGAGTTCGCAGCGCATCTCGTCCCAACCTTCGCGAATGGCCTGGGCCTCGATGTCAGGATACCGGCCGGCACAGATCTTCCGCATGGCCGCAATGCGAGTGATCTCAGCCGCCGCGTCGGCACGGATCTTTTGGACAGTGGACTCTGTCCTCTCGGCCGGAGTCGATGGGGCCGCCGATGCTGCCGGCTGGACCGGCACAGGCGTTTTGGTCGCATCGCCGGAAGCAGGGGACGCATTCTGCATTTCGGCGCCTATAGTAATACTGTCTGCCATCTGCGAATCCTCCTGCTTAAAAGGGGTGGACCGGGCCGCCACGCTCGCGCTGGTCTGCCCGTCGGCCCCCAGGTCCACAAAACTGATCTCGCCCAGGGTCGCTTTGCGGACGACGTTCACCGGCCCCATGAAGTCACGTCCGTTTACCAACACCTTTTGGTCCGGTTTCACGAATTCGAACTCTTCGACGCCGGCGCCAATCGACGCCTGCCACGGAAAACCGTTTCGGGCAGAAGTGACTATCTCCCGTGCAGCGACGGTATCACGTGAGACGACGCCGTTGGCCAAAAGCTTTCCGTCTTCGATCCGAATCGTGTCGGTGTGGCCGACGCCGCTTTGCATGTCGTGGCCGAAACGGATGGGACGATTTTGCGAAGGAATACCAAGCCCGGCCAGATCGACAACCACGGGATAACGCCATCCGGCGATCCGCATGACGCCACCGGTGTAGGCCACCATGGAGAATCGCGGCAGTTTTGGTTTCCCGTCGGCCGGAGCCGTGTCGTCCGCGGCGGCTTCAATCGTAATCGCGCCCGGCTCGCTCACCAATTGTAGCATGCCTTCAGCGTTCGCCTTCGATTGTCGTTCGCAGATGGCCAGACGCTGCGCCATGTCGGGAAACTCGCGCAACATCACCGGGTCGGCCATGCACCGGGCGATGAACTGATCGTGTGATTCGTCGATATTGCGGATAGGCAATGCCATTGTTACTCCTCCTCGTCCTTGAATGGTTCGTTTTCATCGTTCTTAATGGAAGCCGATTTCGGTGATGCAGGAGTCGCCAACAGGCCCAACTCACTCATCAGGGATACTTCCTTTGCTCGCTGCCGAAGTTCGCTCTCCCAGTCACGACCTTGGCGAGCATACTCGTAGGCCAACGTGGTCGTATGACTTTGCAGTCGTGTTGCCTGGGCGTCGGCTTCTTTCGCCGGATCGACATGCTCTTGTCCGTCCCAAAACCACTGGTGGGTGAGATCGCGGAAGGCAGCGGTCCGCAACCACAAAGGCAGGAAGTTGCGGATCAGAATGGCTTCGCCGAACCAAGCCCGCAGCACGCGGTCGAGCACGGAGACGCCGAGTTGCGACTGTTCGACGCGTATCGTTTTGAAGTATGTTTGATGATCAAGCCTCCCCGATGCATAGTTAAAACCTGAGGAATTGCCACAGGCAATTCCGAATGGCATATTCAGGCAGCGGGCGATCTCGTTCAGGATTTCTTTTTTAAACTCTGCATACGTTGTCGCCGGTTGTCCGACTATTGCCGAACTTATGGTTTATTCAAATTGAAAATTGCATGGGCGTTGCAGACTATGGGACTATGCCACCCCGCTTGTAGGTTAAAGCTAAGCAAGCTAGAATGGGCAAAACGCAATCAAGTAAATGGAATAGGTTTGATTCTTGCCACCAGGAGGAGTGTGGATGCTCAAGACGCATTTCGATGCTGTTGAAAAGGCATTGTTGGCAACTTCTGAGATTCCTGCCAATTCGGGGCATTCGCTTCACAAGGGAACCCCTCGAGAGGCTTTCATCCGAATGTTTCTCGAAGGCCACCTGAGTGAGCGAGTGGCAGTCGGAACCGGTGAGATCATTGATGCGAATTCAAAGCCCAAAGAGCAACGCAACCAGATCGACGTTATAATCTACAAACGAGATTATCCTCGGTTAGATTTCGGTGGGGGCGTCAACGGGTTTCTTGCGGAATCGGTCATTGCAACAATCGAAGTTAAGTCCCAGCTGAACAAGAAGGAGTTACGCAAAGCGGCGAGAGCGGCAAAGGCGATAAAAGGGTTGACACGAAATGTTGTAACGGCATTTTCGGCAGGATATCAGCCTCCCTCGATTCTGAGCTACGTTGTCGCATACGGTGGTCCGGCAAACATGAAAACCATATACAATTGGCTGTCGGACATTAATGCTGCCGAGAAACTTGTCTATCCTGACCTCCCTTTGTGCCAAACTGCCAGAAAGAATACGGCGGCACCGGCTCTCGATGGCATATTCGTCCTCGGCAAAGGCTTCGTTCACTATGGAAACACGCCAGTTGGTTTCTTTCAGGACAAGGCCCTTGAGAAAAATCCGGGCCTGAAATGGGCCATTGGCGATACACCTCATGGAAGCCTGTTACTCTTGTTTCTTCTCCTTTCTTCCGCTGCAAGCGGTGTAGCGGGAGCATGGCTCGACCCGATGGCGTACTGGAAATCGTTTTCGGTTGAGAAATGTGCCCTCGGAGAGTAGATTCGGCAGTGGCCGAAGCCGCTCCAATCCATTTTCACTCCGAAGGATGGAAGGACTTCCAGCCTGCGAGACGCCGTGAAGTGTTCCGGGGACATCACACTGCTATCCCGTCGCCACCCACCCCTTGAACCAGCCGACCTTTCGCATCAGCCCGGCCTGCACCGCTTTGCGAACGTGGTGACTGGCACGCGACAGGTCCTTGGTTCCGATGTACTTGGCGAAGTCTACCAAGTGCAGAGGCGTTTTCGATCGCCGAGCCAGCTCGCCGATTTCCCGCCAAATCTTCCGCTGGCCGATAGCCTCGTCCGGGATCTCGATCGCCTTGCCGGGCAACAGCGCGTCGTGGAACCGCAACTCCCCAAAATGCTCGCGACAGGTGACATTACCTACTTTTGCCATCCGTGTGCCGATGCGAATCGAAGAGACCGTCTGGCGAATGGCATATTGCAGCTTGACATGGTCGGCGTCCTGGAGCCGATTTTTCACGAACGCAAGTTGGCTGATGATCTTCAGCGCTTCCGGGAGTGGCGCGAGTTCATCCCGACGCTGCTCGATTCGCCCAGCGATCTCGGCCTCTTCTTCCCGCCATTTCGTGAGCAGCTTCGAGATACCGGCAAAGTCCCGCTTGTCGGCCAATGCCAGGTTTTCGGTGCCGCGTTCAATCTTGCGGCGGACTTCTTGGAGCCGTTTTTCATCTTGGATTGTCCGCTTGGTATTCTGCGAGCGAGCCCGGACGATGGCATCTTTGATGCGTTGGTCGGCATCCCGGTCGAGCAGGTGCGTCCGTATCGCGTTCAGCACGAATTGTTCCAGCTTTTCGATTCTGACGGATGGGTGGGGGCATTTCCGATCGACCTTTGGGTTCACCTTGCTGGGGGAGCAGAAGTAGTAGCGTTCCTTCCGAGGACTGCTGCTTCCTACCTGCCGGAATACGCCGCTCATGTTTCGCCCGCAGTGGATGCAAGTAATCAGCCCGCTCAGCAGATAGCGACTACAGGGAGCATACGTGCGGTGCCGCCCGGCCAGGATGCGTGCAACCTCGTCGAAGATGGCAGGGGCCACAATGGCCTCGTGGGCGTTTTCGACGACAATCACCCCCTCTTCGCCCACCGTGCAGAACTTGCCCTTCTTATAATAGCCAGCTCGCATGATACCGGCGTAGACCGGGTTCTCCAATATGCCTTGGACGGACGTGAGACCGAACTCATTTCCATGCACCGTTTTCAGTCCGCGGGCATTGAACTCCCTGGTAATATACCCAATCGTGTGGCCGTGTCGAATGGCGTCAAAGGCCCAACGCACAGCCTTGACCGCCTCGCGGTCCGCCGACGGCACTAGGCGAGTCGTCCACGTCCTAGGCTTGCAGAAGTGTTCGCGGAAATGGACGCGGCGCACTACGTTGCCCTTTTCATCTAGCACTTCCCGATCGTAGCCGAAAACCATGCCGCCGATCCGTTTGCCCTGGCTGGCCCGCAGCCGTTGGCCGCTTACGACGCGCTGGGCCAGTTTTACCGACTCTTCGTGCGCCCCGTATTGATCGACGATGGCGGTAATGACGCCGCCCAGGTTGCTGAAGTCGAGTTCGCCACGTTGGCATGTGACGATCTTGACGCCGGCGTCGCGCAGCAACCGCCAATGCAACATCGCATCGAAAACGTCTTCGCGTGACATGCGGCTCTGTTCGCTCAACAGAACGACTTCGAACGTACCCCGCTTCGCGTCTTGCAGCAAACGTTGGAATTTTGGACGATTGGTCGACTCGGTGCCCGTCAGCCCATGGTCCTCGTACCAATCAATGATGCGATAGCCCTGTCGTTCGGCCAAGGCTGTAATGTCTCGGCGTTGGCGAGCCGGACTATCCTGCTGCTGATCGGTGCTCATGCGGATGTAGCCCACGGCAGGCGTCAGTCTGTTTTTCATGGCAGTTCCCCCCTTGAAAAATGACTTCTCCATTATATCAAATGCCAAAGGTCGTTCTGACGGCATACTTGCCGCCACGTGGCGCACGGGCGTGCGCTCCATGTCGACCGGTTCTTGTGCGGAGCAGGCGGCATTTGGCAGCGATTTCCGGATGCGTCGGCCAGTACTCTCGCTTGCCATTGCGAGCTGGAATCCATCGCCCCTGATCGATCCAACGGCCTTCCGCCTGCCAACGTCGCACGTCCTGTGCGACAGCGATTTCATTGGTATTCAT